ACGCCAGCACCTTGTCAACTAGGTTTAAACGCTCATCGCTCATCTTTGCTGCTCAAGGATGCCAATGGTGAAATAAAGGATAACGCCTATCAAGCCAAAAAAGATAGCCGCCAGCAAGGCCAACTCAACAACCTCATCCATTTCTGCTTTGCGCTTGGCCGCAGCTTCTTTTTCTCTGCGTGCATCATGAGCAGACTCCACGTCCATTGCCGCTGCTCTGGACTTGATCTTGTTCCAGACGTCTATCTTCCCCGCCTGCATGAACAGCAGTTGCAACTCATCCTCAAACCGTCTGGCTTGGTCAAGCGCCATCTCAATCTGGATGGCAGTGCCCATTGAGGATTTAGACTTCTTGGCCTGAACAACAGCCTTGGTGGCGGTGGACTTCGCATCAAAGTACTTGCCCAGCACAGGGCCGAGGGAGCTTACATCGTCAACGGTTTTGCTGACCTTCTTAATCAGCGCGACTGCTGCCTGTATGCCTGCAAGGGCGCTTATGGGATCAATCACTTTCCGCTACCTTTTTAGGTTCAGGTTTGCCTTTTTCCCGCCACTGGAGACACCAAACTTCTTTGCGGTCAGAAGACCACGACCACCTTACGCACTCAACTGCTGGCGCTTGAACCACAGGAGGCGGAGGTGGTGGGGCATCAGGCATCAGCCGGTACTTGGTTTATGGCATTGCTTGCGCTGCTACTTGAGCTTGATACGCCGCAATGACCTCTGGTGTCCAAGCTGCGTTACAGATCGCCACGACATTGGCTGGCTGGCCTGTCAGGTCTTGCGCTGGTGTCAGGCTGGTGCGGTGGTAGGTCTGAGCAATCTGGTCGCCGTCTTTTAGGATGCGTGTAGCCTCGCGGTACAGCACGGTGCCGTTCTCAGTAACGGTGATCTGGTCGATGACTTTGGTTTCGGTGAGTGCCATTTGGTTTCCTTTAAGTGTCCAACTGCGCTAATCTGGCGCGGTTAATTAAACTCGATAAATTATCATGCCATTTAAAAAATCTAATGAAAATGCCGAATTTGGTCTATCGTTGTTATCTGCATCTCTTAGAATTGCTCTTGACCCAGCAAGAGCCATCATTATCGGATTAACACCACAGTTTGTTTCACTTACAGTGGCAGTACCTCTTGGTTGCGAACCTATAGCAAAAGGTAAGCCTTGAATTTCGGCGCTGCTTGCTGAAGCTGTACTAGGAAATGTAAGGTTATAAGAACAAAAAACAAAATCTCCTATTTTTGTATATTTCCCAGTTACACTTGTGTATGTAACACCATTCCCAGTTGGTGTCCAAGTCCCCTCCTCATAATCATCCAGCGTGTTTGCGTCAGCGCTTGCTACTTGCGTAGCGGGGAAGGTAATGCCGTTCAGTGACGGGGTTGTGCCAGAGACAACAATAGCCCCCGCTGCGTCAGGCAGAGTGATCGCCCTGTTCGTGTTGGTTGCCGGTGGCGTGATGGTGATGATGCCCGTGCCGCTTTGCGACAGCATCTCTATTTGACTTGCTGCAAGGGTTCCGTTAGCCATTACATAGCCTCCATGATTGTCTTCAATGTCGCCACATCACCAGCAGCGTCAACAGCCGTTTGAATGTCAGCGTACTTGGTGCGAATGGCTGCACGGGCAGCTTCAGCGGCTGCGGCCTCTGACGGGATGGTAGCCTTCACATCCAGCGGCGCAAACTCAGCAGCACGGGCCGTTCTACGCGCATCATGCGTGATGGCCTTGGCTTTGGTTAGGTCAATTACGATGCCCATGTCCATGCTCCTCTGAATGTGCGGTCTGACGGAATGTCTGCAACATCCACAATGGCGTATTCAGCGCCCTCTGGAATGTCTTTCATGCAGGCTTCAATGGTGTCTGCGGGGATGATGACGGCTACGCCGCCGTCTGCTGTTTTGTAAATGATTCTTGAGTTCATTGGGTTACCTTATCTAAAAACTGCAACAGCTACTACATCCATATCTTCTGCCCCGCCTGTGCTATTGCACCACAACCTACATGAAGATGTAGCTAAATTCGTGTCATAACGAATATTTACAACTTTTCCATTTGTACTACTTGCCGCCGCTGTAGGTTTTATTGTTGCAACTAAAGTATAATTTGCATCAGGCATCGCAGTAGTGAAATTCACTGTGTAATCACCAGTGCCGTTATCCGTGATGCTTGACACATTTCCACTTGCACGAATAATTGTCGCCAGAGTACAGTTTCCGCTTGTGGTTTGTGATGTTGCGGAGGTAACCACAAATATGTTTGCGCTAGTTACGGATGTGACAGTAAATGCCTCTGCGCTTGCTGCACCAGTTTGAAATGTTATATAAATAGACTGTCCTTGAGAAAGTCCGTGGCTTGTGACGGTAACAGTTATTGCCGTTCCTGACTGACTGTAAGTTCCAGTTAGCGCCCCCGCACCATTGAAGTTGACCCATGCGCGGCAAGCGTACAGGGGGGCAGTGCCGGATACAGTAGCAAACTGTGCCGAGTCAATGTTTGGCGTTGTCAGTGTAGGGCTGGTCAGCGTCTTATTGGTTAGCGTCTGAGTCGCAGCAATACCCGCCACTGTGTCAGTCACATCAGGCAGCGTCAGCGTCCTGTCGGTGTTTGTGACGGGTGCTAAAAGGGTGACAGTACCCGTGCCGGTAGCGCCTCCTTGTACGGCTAATAAACTCATGCTGTTGCTCCTTGGGTGTTCATTTCATTTTCCTTAACAGGCCATCAGCACACAAGGCACACAGTAAGAGCCGTCTGCGTAGGTGCAAGTGACATGGGTTGATGTGACCTTGGCAACAGTCTTAGACCGCACGATGTCATCACCTTGTGGCTTGGCAGTGCCATTACCAGCAGACATGAGTAGATCACCACGGGCAACAGTTGTGCCTTGAGCAATCCGGATAATCATGTCGCCCGTCATTGCCATGTTGATCTCGTCTACATTGTGCTGGTCATCATGCGTCCAATTGACAAACACACCAGCGACATTTGCATCGCCTTCAACATCCGACACCTTGACCTTGTTTAACTGTTCGTTGTCAACAGGGTTGCCATCAGCGTCTGTGTAGACATTCATTTCATCAAGGTTTGACAGCACAGTGCCTTTGACAAGCGTATCGTCTTTAGCCGTTGTGGTCTGCGCCCAGCGTGACAAGTGACCGCCGTTGTAAGAGACTGTTGTGCCTGATACAGAAATCGTGCCTTCGACTGTTCCCGCTTGGGTAAAAGTTACTAAAGTTCCATCGTTGCCAATTCGACTTACGATAAGTGCGTCTTCTTCGTTTGCCGTAAACAATCCTCTGCCTGCTGTCGTAATAATGCACCCAACGACAGTCTCCCCTCCTACAACTGTTGTCTTCGCCACCAGAAAGTTGCCGCTAGAGTCGATACGGGCGCGTTCTGTGCCGTTTTGCGTAAATGCAAGAACCCCCGAGGCGCCATCTACATTTAACGCAAAGGTGTTTACACTAGGGTGGTAAAAGCCCCCTCTTGACCTGTTGCTCGTTGTACCACCATCTGTAATCAAACTAAAACCTTGGCTTGGAGATGTAACGCACAGTGTTGCGTTGTCGTAAGAAGATGTTTGCCCAATTAGCAATCTGCCGCTGGCATCAAACCTAGCGGCCTCAACACCGCCTTCAGCGAAGCCAATGGTGTCAGCAGCGGGGAAGAAGATGCCTGTGTTGGCATCAGTGCCTCTGATCGCTGGTGCGGCTGCTGTGCCGTCAACATCAGAAAGGCCGTTTGTGCCGTCTAGAATTAAACTCATAATTGTTTCCTTTCAAACAACAGCCCAGCGAGAGCCGCTGGAAACTGTGACTGTGATGCCTGAGTTGATAGTGATGGGGCCAGAGGACATTGCGTTGTTTGTTGCGGCAATGGTGTAATTCTCTGCCACCGTCTGGCTGTTCACCACAATCCCGTTTGAAGCCACAAGCACTGTTGACTGAAACTCGCCCGTAGACGGCTTGTACAAGAGCTTGGCATTGCTGGTGTTGACTGTCAAGGCCGTGCCGCTTGTTGCACTTGCCATCAGCGGGTAGATGTTTGTCGCTGTGCTGGTGTCGTTGACGATTGCAGAGCCGCCCACAGAAGCCCAACCTGCGCCCGTGTAGCCCTCAAACTCACCCGTGGTAGTGTTGAACCTTAGCTTGCCCGTAACGCCCGTGGGTCGCTCTCCTGTCGTTCCCTTGGAAATCTGCACAGCACCTGTAGATGTGAAGGCTGAGTCTGCTGTGGCCGTGAGGACGGTGACTGTGGTTGTTGTCGCCGCCAAAGTGGTGACTGTGGCTGCTGCGGGGGTTGCGGCTCCTATCACAGTGCCGTCAATAGCACCCCCGTTGATGTCTACAAAGTCAAACATCTGGATGACGTTGGTGCCGTCTACATACAAGTGCGCCTTGCGCCCGTTGGGCACCGTGATGCCCGTCCCGCCCGAGGTCTTGACCGTGATGCTCTGAGCGCCGCTGGTGTTGTTCTGAACAATGTACTGCTTCTCGATGGTGGGCACCACCAACTCACGGGTAACCGTCAGACTGCCCGTAGACGTAGCGTTGAGGACCAAAGCTCGCGCCGTCTGAAGCGCAACTGTGTTGCTCAGGCTGATGGTCAGGTTGGCGTCAGAGGTAAAAACGGGGTTGCCTAAACCAACAAGGGCCTGCTCGATGGCTGTGCCAATGTTGTCGTTGGTCGTAGTGCCCCAAGAGCCTGCTTGCTCACCTGTGCCGATTAGTTCAAATTTAAGGTCTGAATACGTGCTTGCCATGTTTTTCCCTTACGTTCGAGTTATTTTCGCAGATTTACGCATGGTGGGCAACTGCCGTTAAACGACAACCCATCGACTACCGCTAGGAACTGTAACTGTGATACTCGAATTAATAGTGACTGGCCCTGCGCTCATGGCGTTGTTTCCTGCCGTAATAGTTGAGCTAACAGCAACCGTTGCGGAGTTTTCAACGTAACCTTGGCCTCCAATTACGGCGCGTTCTGACGGATAGGTAACAAAGACGTCTTTTGTCCCGGCGCTAAAGTTGACCGCTGATCCACTATTAGACGATGACAACACCACTGTTCGGGCTAGGGTTGTGCCTGACGAAGCGTAAGTGCCAATCCCGACTTCCCACTCAGATGTGGTTTGACCCGCAATGGTGTAGTAGGTGGTGTTGGCGTCGCCAACTGCCGCAAACGACTGGAACCCCGTTGATGCGCCCAGAAGCGTTACTGTTCCAGTACCTGTCGTGGTGGTTGTTTCTTTTACCCGGTCTGCAAGTACGAGAGCCATATGTATCCTTAATCCGTCTCAACCAACGACCAGTCAGCCGTTTCTGCGTTATTTACCAGCGCCCAGTTGGGTGTTTGAGAATCGTTGACATTTTGCCAGTTTGCGGTCTGACTGTCATTTACCAAAATCCAGTAAACGGCGATTACAGTTCCAGCCGCGCCCGAGGCTTGCACCCCAGACAGCGCAAAAGACTCTGTAAACCCAACCGACCCAGCGGTTCCAATTGCCAAATTTCCAGTCAGCGCAACTGTCTTGCTGTGGGTTATCGTCCCCGCAAAACCTGAAGCCGCCACTCCTGTAAGAGCAACGGTGAGAGAAGGTGCTACTGTGCCAACTGATCCTATAGCCTCATCGCCGGATGTTGCGTCCGACTCGTTGTAGATCATCGTCCCAACAAAACCGGAAGCCTCTACACCTGACAACGCAAGCGCTGTATCCCCGCGAGAAACCGTACCAACAGCCCCAGATACAGACACGCCAGTCAGGGCAAGAGAGTTTGCTGCCTCAACGGAACCAACACCCCCTAAAGCCTCTACCCCCGACAGAGCAACAGTGCTTGAGCCTGCTACAGAATCAACAGCCCCAGACGCTGACACACCAGTCAGAGCAACTGTCAAGGCCGCAGTAACTGATCCAACAAAACCGGAGGCCGCAACACCCGACAGAGCAACGCTGCTTGCGCCTGTTACAGAATCAACACTTCCCGACGCTGACACACCCGTGAGGGCAAAAGACTCTGTTAGTTCAACTGATCCAACATTCCCAGACGCAGACACGCCCGTCAGGGCAACTATGACTATGTTTTCGCCAAGAGCCGCAAATGGGGCCTGTGCAAATGCGGATATACCAAACATGGTCTACGGCTTGCGCCGCCTCCGCTTAGGTTGTTGCCAAGCGAATTAACGCCGCTGCGGTTGTGTTGGCAGGCATCGTCAATGTAAAAGTACCAGCCGTGATGGTTTGAGAACCAAAAGTGTGTACGCTGATCGCCTTGTTGCTCTGGGTTGAGTTGTACAACAATACAGCATCAAATGCGGTTGCCAGTGTTACAGAGGTGTAAACGATTGAAGCTGAAGGCGTGAAGAACGCCACACCAGCAGTTGCCGAAGTGTTGGTTGAAGTTGGAGCCGTAGCATTTGTTACCGTCACGCCGCCAGCGACATAGCCTGTACCAGAGACCTCATTTGAAGCTGAGTAAGCCGTGGTAGCTGCATTGACCGTTGCCGTAGTCAAGTACAGCGCCGCTTTAAGCGTGTCTGTAGTCGGGGCGGTCAAACTGGTACGTGAAACAAGTGTTGCAGCGCCGAGTTGGTGCTCGCCAAGCATAAGCTGGCTCATAAACGAAGTGCACATTGATTGGGTGTTTGCCATGATAGTTCCTTAAAAAGATGCCACTGAGCTAGCGAGCGTTACGGTTTTCTTCAAAGTAACATGCGCGGAGCGGTGGACAAGCTCTCCGTCCAACCAGTACTCAACCCACGTAGTGGTTTCGTTGTCATTATCGACTGTACCTTCCCGCTTTTCAAGCAGAGAATCGTCCATGTCGCCTTTGGTCGTGGTTACAAGCATGTTGGTCCTTATGAAATGCGGATTAACGCGGATGACACTGTATTAGACGGCATCTCGACAACAAAGGTGGTGGTCGCCACCTTGTCAGAACCAAAGTCCAATATAGCAATTGCTTTGTTGCTCTTGGTGACGTTGTAGATTAACGCGCCTCGGGCTGTGAAGTTAGCGGGGTTCCATGTGGGGTTGGCAAAATCTACAAAGGCTGTGGTGCCAGAGGTCTGAACCGTAACGCCCGTCAACACATTGCCCCCGGCTGTGTAGCCAGTACCAGATGTTTCGCCTGTTGCCGTGTAAACAGTGGTGTCCGCACCGAGATTGGCTGTCGCCAAATACAAGGCCATCTTCAATGTGTCCGTTTCAAGATCGTGTACACCCAGCAAAATATCTTGCTTAAAGCTTGTGGTGAGTGTCTGGTCAAATGCCATATCAGATCACCTTCTGCTTGTATTGACCGTCCCGATACGCATCACCGCGCTCAAGACCATCACCAAGTCGCTTGGCCTGTGCCAGAGCTTCTGTGTACTTGCCGTTGTACAGGGCAACCATATCGGCCTCACCCTTCATAAATGTAATCGCCTCTACCAGCGAGCCGTACAGGAGCACAGGATCGTAGTTGTCGCCCAGCCAAGATGTTCCTGCTGTAACAATGGAAGTCGGATAGTAGAAGTAATGCAGCTCTACGTAATACGCAGCATCAGGCGTTGGACCGAGGATAAGTGATAGCTCAGTGGTAATCGCTGAATTCAGGATTGTCGGGCCAAACAAAGCGTAGTATTTTGGCTCGCCCGTGTCATTTGGGCTTGGGTAAGCCTGCCGGATAAAGTTTACGTCTTTGTTGAGCAAGTACTCATACGTGCCAGTGTCTAAGTTTGCACCGACAACACCTGTCACCAAGGCCAACGAAAACACCGACAAGAAATCGTTTGGCAAAGACACGTACTTGTTGTTCGTCGTTATCAATGAGTACTGATTCTTGCGAAGTGCGGGGAACTGAACAGTGTTAAAAATGCGTTCTTCGGCCTGCTGCACAAACACCGAAATGTTGTCTATGAAGTCTTGGTCGAAGTTCTGCGTGTAATCGCAGATCGCATCTGTTAACTGGGTGTAGTTCACGCCATTGGTCCCCGTGCAGTGCGACCCTTAGTGGCTGCGCCATTACCACGGGTCACTATGCCTGTGGTCTTTGTGGGCTTGTAGTCGTTACTGCGGTTGTTGCCGACAGACACGTTTAAATCTTTCATGTACTTCTGGTTGTCCGAAGGCGGAAGTACCGCCTGTGTCGGGGCGGGTCTGGTTTTGTACGATACTGCCATTTCTGACTCCTTATGTTACTGAAACTGTTACTTGCCCTACCGCTGTCGTCATGACCAAATTGTTCGGTGTCATTAACTCGGTAAAGAAACTTGACCCGCCAACTGGATTGTAGCCCCACTGGATGTCCCGGCTACCCCCGGTATTGAACCCTGCCGTGTTTACACCTGCCTCTACATACGTTGAGTCCCTGCGCGGGTTTCTTACGGCCTGCGGGTCATCTACGGGATACATGCCCAACTGTAGCTGCGGCTGGTCCGGGTCGTAGCAGGACGGGCAGACCAACGTGTTTTTAATCTTTGTCTTGACAACTTCTTTACGCAGGTTGGTCAGCTTAAACTGAAAACCACACCTGTCGCAGATGGCAATGCTGTTTTTGCCTGATGCAAAACGATTGCCCATTTAAGTACTGCTTCCAATGAACATCTGGCGCGGCACAAACCGAACAGACGCCTTCTCACGGTCCTCATCCGAAGCCAGTTGCCACGCCTCATCGTACTGCTGTTTGAGCACGCCCAGACGTTCAAGGCCACCGGGCACCTTTATAGCCAAGTAATAGGCCAGCCCCGCCACCATGCAAGGCACGAACCGGAAGGGCACGTCCATGACGTTGACACCACCACCGGCATCCTGCGTACGGCGCAGACGCCAGTAAACCAGTGTGTAGGTCTGCGAGCCATCCGGCGTTGGCCAGACAGTGACGGCTGGCAACTGCTCCAAGAACACGGCTGTGCCCGTAGTGTGAGAAGCTGCGGTGGTGTTGTTCTGAGCGCGGAAACAGTTATTTAGGGTATTCCCTGATATGTAGCTGTAGTTGATGGTCTCGTTGTCAATTTTTATAAAACCGGAAGCTGGCAGGCCCACAGTAGAACTGAGGGTGAGTGTTGTAGCCGTTGCGGTAATAGTGCCACTCAACGTCAGGCCCGTAGGCGAGCTTTGTGCGTTGTACCGCTGAATCCAGATTTGGATAGGCCGCGCCTGTTGAATCTTGTTTGGAATCGTGGCGTAGGTTGATACGCTGATCCGGGTGATCGTCAAGTCTGCCTGTGTAGACGCCGTGTTAGCACCAGTGCGGATAACGTGCTCAAGCAAGTCAACGGTGTCTGACGGCAGGGCGTAAGTGTTTTGCCCCTGCACCAAAGTAATGGAGCCTTGCTCAAACGTCCACATGTTCACGCCACGGTTGGCCCAGTCAGCAAACAGCAGGTTCAGCGACCGGCGGGCAGTCCGCAAGTCGTACCCCGTACGCATCTCGCTACCAACGCGCTCAAACGCTTCCTCGACCAGATCAGTTAGGTCAAGGTTAAAGGCTGCTGTGCCAGAGGTGGTTGCCATTATCTAAACCCTGCTGTTTTCTTTGCAATACGTTTGGGCTGTGCTACGAACTGTTTTCCGGCGGCTTTTCCTGCTCGCTTGGCTTTGGTCGTCGCAGCGTACTCAGCAGGGCTGAGACTTTTAATCGCAGCTTTTGGAAGATATCGCTCACCTGTTTCAGAAGATTTTTTACCACTTTTGGTTCCCCAGTCTTGTTTGCCCCAGTCTTTGAGAGACTGTTGCGGTTTAGCCAAGCCGCCTGTTGCCATCTTCTTCTTTCCAGCGCAATGAGCTTTCTCTGAGAACCCTTTTGGGGCATCACAATTGATTGCCTTCTTGCGCTTATCAGACCATTTAGTCACGGTACCCGCCGCCAGCTTTTTTGTAACGCTGTGCCACCATTTGTGCTTTTCTCGCGCTCCATTGTCCAGCACCTGTGCCAGCGGTGGCTTCGGCCTTTACGGCGTTGAAGATGCGCTTACGCAGTTCTGGCTTGGTGTAGTTCCCCGCAGCGTTGACCTTAGACTTGACCTTACCACCCTTGGCAAACAAGTCAACCTTGTTCGGATCATCCTTGCGGGTGATCTTCTTGCCCTTGGGCATTTTGCTGGGGGCAATGTCCCCCATGCCACGGCTGGCCATCATTTAGCAGACCTTGCCTTTGGTCTTGCCACGCTGGGCAATACCGTCAGCACGTCTAGAAGCCGAAGAAGTCATGCCGCCGGAAGCCATCTTCTTGACTTTGCCGCCGCGCTTCATGCTCATGTCAGAAACGTCTTTGTTCTCGTAGTTGGTGTTGGTGCCGGGACGAGTAACGTCAGACAGTTTGGAAGAGCTGCGGGGGCCGTACGAACGATTTAGCGTGTCCATCTTGGCTTCTTCGTCAGGATTACGGCCAAGGCTGCGCCGAGCACTTGCGGACTCGTCACGGGTCATGGTCACGCCCATCTCTTCGCCCAACTCTGATTTAGTTGACGTTTTTGGTTTTGCCAAGTCAGTCGTGTACTTTTTACCGTTAAAAGTAAAAGTTTTATCGCCTGAAGCCCGGGCTTCACGGAACGCTTTTCCAAATGTACTGGTAGCCATAATCAGTTCCTTAGTAGGTTCTGCCGCCGGATTTCATCTTAATCATCGTGCCCTTGGTTTTACCCTTGGATGCGATGCCGTCGCGGCTGGGGGCGGCAGTCTTAACAGCGCCCATCGAGGTCATACCGCCGCCAGCCAGACCTTTGTGGGCCTTGGATGCTGGTTTGGCTGCGTGCTTGGCCAGTGCTGCGGGCATGCCGCCTTTTTTCATCTTGCCTACGCCGTCGCCAACAAAAGCGGGTTTGCCGTCTTTCATGGGCATAGCGCCGCCGCTGGCCATCATCTTGGTTTTCATTGCGCCGCCGCTGGCCATCATTTTGGATTTCATCATTTTTCCTGCTCCTGATAAAGGTTGTTAAACGTCTGCTCCGCATCCATGTACGAGTCGTCTTGCTCTGCACAGTGAATCCACTGGTTTGGCCTGAAATCAGGCGCTCCCTGTCCAGTTTGCCAATAGGCTGGACTTGTTACCCGGACTCGGTTGTTGGGCAGCGCCACAACATTTCCGGTCCACTTACCTGCGTCAGTAAGTATCAAGACATGACTTTGTTTGTGCTGTGACGGGTCTTCCGACACGTCGCTCTCAGCGTAGTCTACAGTGAACAAGTACCTGCCGGTGTGAAACTCACCGCCAATCTTGCAAAGCCAAGGAGACGGCTTGGCCCTTTCCAAACTAATAATGGTGTGGTTGTACGAGTTGCAATCCCAAGGCTGCGACAGGTGGTTGAGCATGCGCTCCGGCCATTCCTTCAAGGGAATGTCCCCCACCAACGCAGCAAGCGGCATCCTTGCCCACATTGCACCACCGTGTACGTTTTCCTCACCCTCGGCCTCAAGGCCCGTAAAAATCATCTGAAAACTCAAGCTACGGTCCGGGATGGTCGTCACTGCAACCGCCAAACCGTGAATGTACTCACCTTGGTACTTCTGGTGAGCATTCGTGAATTCTTTGCGCACCCAGCATTTGAAGTACGGGATGTTGCTTGTCAGGTACATTACTTACCGCCTGCATACCAGTTAACAAGCTGAACTAAACTCGCGCCTACGACGCTGCTTGCCCCGCCAACCAACATCAAAACCTTCCAGCCACCGCGAGCCTCGGACAGTGTTTTGTCAATGGCTGTCAGCGTTGCCTGCATGGCCTTCATGTTCTCCAGCATCTTGTCCATGTCATCTTGCAAGTGCTTGATGTCGGACGCGTGCGTAGCAAGTTCACGGGCTGTTTGGATAGCGTCTTCTGTCATGTCAGCACTTCCATCTCTTTAGAGCCGCCGCCTTGCGGGTGGGCTGGCCTTTTTCGTCTTTCATCGGGCCGGGCATCCCTGACATCCGTGCGCAGAACGAATCCTTGCGCTTGCCGCCTTGTGGCTGCGGGGCTTTAAGGTTGCTGCCCGTAGCTGCGTTGTACTTGGCACGGCCTTTGGCAGTCAAGCCCGCCCCCTTGGAGATCGGCAGCTTTTCGCCACGACCAACCGAGAGAACCGGGCCTTTTTTCTTAGCCATAATAGATTTGCGCCGCGCCGATATTGGTCATCAACGCATAGATCCCCTTGACGGCTACAACGCCTTCGCCCGGAATAACAGGCGCGTTGCTGAAGGTATCTGTGACGTCAACTTCGTAGGTAATTAGCCATCGACTGCCACCAGAAACGTAAGCAGCCGATGGGCTACCGCTAACGGTGCCTGTGTTGATATCCGTAATCGAGAAAGAATTGGCGTCTATTCTGGTAATAGAATAATTACCATCTGTTGCCGATACGCCACCGCTAGAATTAAAATGAATACCAATAACATCTCCAGTCACAAGACCATGAGATGTTTTACTTACGGTTACTGTAGTCGTTGATCGTCCATAAGTAACACTTGAAGTAACTGGAGCGGTTGTAGTGTCAAACAGCACTAAAGTACCGTCTGTGCCGGAACCGTACCAAGAAATACCTTTTACACGGTTACGCCCAAGAACAAAAAAACCGCTTTGGTTTAAATGACCTTGTCTTACGTCATATTGCATCGTCATGTTCTTGCTCCGGTTCTGGTGCGTCTAGCCTGTTTATGAGCATCTTGTACGCTTGGATCGTGGCTTGAGCCTGAGTCAAAAAGATTTGAGCTTTCTGCGCTTCAGTCTCAAGGTCACGTATCTCAGATTCCAAGAATTCCTTGGTAATCTGCATTATGCAAAGGTCGAGTACGCAGGAACGTAGTACGCGGTGCCGCCAATCATCACTTTAATTGCTTTGGCTACAGTGGTAACACTGGTTGCCGTAGGCGCAACCGTGGCGGCAGGGCCAGTAGCAATATTGATCAGATTCTGAACTTCACCGGTCTGGGTGCCGCTATCTGTCACACGGATAAACGAGGACGTTGAGCCAAGTGTGACGTTGGTGCTGTAGTCGGTATCTAACTGAAGAACAGCCAGCGTACCGCCGGGGGTTGTTGCAGTTCCACCCAAAGTTGCACGGATTGCGTTAGCCGCACCAGAAATAGTGCCCGTGGTGTTGATTGAGGTGGAGATATGTGCGCCGTTAATTGTTCCAGCAGCGGCTGCGCCTGCGCCAGTCACAACAGAGAAAGCACGAAGCGTTTCGCCCGAACCTGTAGAAGTAAAGGTCAATCGGTTGTACGACAGGCGTGTATCGCCAGTAGTGGCTGAAGTCGTAGCAAATGCAGCATTGACGTTTTGCGCTGTAGTTACTGAAAGAGGAGAAGCGGAAGTGCCCGTGTCAAAGCCGTTGTTAGATACGACTGGGCCGGAGAACGTGGTGGTTGCCATGATATGTTCCTTACATGCAAGTTAGGCGTATCAGTCTGCATGTCGTCAGCCGGGACTGTCTGATACACCGGAAAGCCCGGAATGTCTGCAATATACACCAAAAGAAAAGGGGGCACAAGGCCCCCTCTCCCATAGTTCCCTTACGCGGCGCCGGGTGATCCGAAGATGCCCAGTGGGTCAGAGAAGCCAAAGCTGTAACGCTCACGGGCTTTGTAACGGACGTTGCCGGTGTCGAAATCACCATCCATGGAGGTCGTCATCGCAGCACGCTCGAAGTGCTTCAAACCGTTAGGAACGTCTGTGGTCAAGAACCAAGCATTCGGATCGGTCAGATAGTGGTTCACGGTGTAACCAGCAGAGATGGTGCCCATTGACTTCAACGCGTTGATGTCGTTGTCAGCGGTAGCAACACGCAGTTCGGTGTCCAGCAAACGCTTTGCCACGAACATCAAATTTGGTGGGATCACCAGTTTGACGGGCTTGGAAGCGATCAACAGACCACGCTCATCCACCCAAGCAGCGATCTGAATGGTTGCGGCTTCCAAAGAAGTCTCATTCAAATCAGAGGGTGTAGATGGGGTGTTGTTGTTTACACCGCCGCCAACCAGCGGATGACCGACCAAGACGGCAGAAGCGTTGTAGCCGAACAGAGACACGCCGTCACCGCCGAGGGCAGTACCGGAGAAACCTGTATTCAGAACAGCAGCAGCTTTGACCTGCTTGGTGTAAGCCATACCGCGAGCCAGAGCCTTGGTGTAACGGGCAGACAAACTGTCGTACAGATTGTCTTCCACTGCTTCTTCAGTGATGGAGAAGCCCAGAGCAATGGTCTCGTGGGTGTAGCGTGCAGTAAAGGCTTCCTGCGCATTGTCAAAAGCGATGGCAGAGCCCTCGTTCTTAACAGGTGCAGCGCCAAAACCGGACAGCTTGGTCTCTTCTTCGAACGAACGCTCAGAAGATTCTGTTTCGTACAGTTCTTTGTGCTCTTCGCCGTAGCGAGCGTACTCCAAACCAAACAGTGCGTTCAAACCCGGGAGGAGTTCTTTAAGTAGTTGTGCGCGTGAAATTGCCATGATTT